CCCGACCTCTTTGGTTTATCTCCCCAGTACACGCTTAGAAGCGCGTACTCCCTTAGTTTGTTATGTCGATGTTTCCAACGGCATACCTAAGGGGCCCCACCCGAGTTTGATGTCGACGACTCGGGGTCGTCCAGAGCGTCGTAAGTGATCGGACGAGGTTGGCACCACGTCCGTGTTACGATCCTCCAAGGAGGAAAGACACTTACGCAGGGCAGGCCAGTCCGCTATCTCGTTTTTCGGGATAACGGGCCGTATCATCCATCCCTTAACCATAGGGATGGAATTCTTTACTTTAGACTCAGTAAATACAGAGTCCAAAGTAAGCCTCCCCAGAACAGGAGAACTTTCTTCAACGACCGGAAAGTGCCCAAGTACTCGCGACACTCGACGGTCAAGAAGATCGACCGTAAGCTCAAAACCAGCGAGAAAGAGCTGGTTCCTGAGCGATACAGTCGAAATGATCTCCTGAACGCTCTTCCGTGATGAGGGAAGAACACGACGGACACGGACCAGTGAAACGTCCGTGCCGCCATAGTACTCCCTCCCACAAGACTCTCGGAACTTACCGTTCCAAAAAGACTTGTTGGTGTTGACCTTGAGACCGAAGTACTCAAGGTTGGCAATCACGGAGCGCACATGATCAACGGGGACAATAATGTCGTCCCCGAAGACACGCACCCTTCCGACGTAACTTTCAATGTCACGTCGGGTTAACGGGCGTCCTAAGTCCTGTTCGATCCCAACGAAGATAGCTGTCAGAAAGACAGCCGCTTCCATCGGAAAGCACAGGGCTGAACCCATAGACGCAAACTTGGCAAGAGAGATAACCTCTCCGCCAGGCAGCTGCGCGCGGGTAGACCTGCAAGCGAAGACAGCGTCATGAAGATGACGGTGGTCCGAAAGCAGGTTTGACACGCACACAGATGAAACTCTATCGGACGCTTCACTCAGATCGAGTGTTGCGAGGTCGCCGTTAAGCGAACCCTGACGTGCCATACGCTGGTTTGGCGTCTGGTCGTCTAGGCCGATGAAGCTATCGAGAATAGTACCTCGAATAGCATCACGAAAACAGCGTAGAACCGCCTGCTGTGCATATTGCATAGCAGTAGGTTCGACAGCTATAATTCGTGGAGTTTTCATCGTCTTAGGAACCGAGATAACCTTAACGGGTCTCTCGAGTCCGGGTTCGAGGAAGTCAACCTGTCCTAATTGTTCCCACCAGGACCAATTAGGTAGGACCATCTCCCCGTAAGGGAAGTATGGTTCCAGGCGCAACGGCCATTCAGTCTGGTGATACTTTTGATTCCCGTAGAGGGAATCAGCGGTAGCACCAGGGCCGTGCTTCGGAGTAAGCTCTCCCATGTAGATGGAATAATCCATCTTGGAAAAGGCAGATCCGAAAAGAAGAGTACGGATTCGCCGGAATTGGGGGAATTCAGGCTTGTCCTGATACTCTCTGACTTCCTGCTCACACTCGATGAACTCAGTGAATGCAGCGGCTTCCCGCCGCGGTTCACAGTCGAGCAATATCTTGCCAAACAGCAGACTCAACTGCCGGATGGCTTGAATTGCAGCGACATTGGGTTCATCGAGTAGAACGCCAGTCCTACGGTCGAAGACGAGACAAGAGAAACCCTGAAGAAAAGCAGGGAGACTCCCGTTTTTCTTAAAAGAAAGAAAAACGGTGTTGTCCACAAACCCTCTCTCGAGACAAAGTTCCATGTCTTTCGAGAAGGTTGGGAGGGTTATCGTGAGAAACGATAACCCCTCATTCTTCGACCGATCCTCGACTGTTTTACAGTCGTGGTGGGCGCTAGTGCAACATCGCACCGCCAGTTCATTAGCGATGCTCTTCCAGAGCACAATTAGGCTTTTCACCTTACCTCCTGATAGAGGAAATGGGTCCTAAGCCGATGTGCACGTCCTAATCAGCAGACGCGAAGGACTGATGATGAAGTTCGGCTAGCTTTCGCCGCCGAGTAGCTTCTTCATCAGCGCGTCAGTGGTCGCACTCCACGTGCCTTTGAGGCCGTTGAAGAGGGCCAGCTGATCCGTTGCGGAGAACTGCCCCGCGTTCGGAATGTCGAACACCGTGTAGCATGACATGCTGCGCGGTGCCGTCGTACCGGATACGAGTGTAGAACCCGCATTGTCGCTGTAATCACAGCGAAGGACCCTCCGGATACGCCTTCCATATTGATGGGAAGCCGTAACCTTGAGGAGAGAGCCTGAATTCACGGTGAGAGGTCCGGCCTGGTACACCGAAATCGATCCCTGCTGAGAAACGCGGGGAAGCGAAACGGCGCCAGCGTCGAACGACGCACCGGGAGTAAGGCTCAGTGGGTCAGTGAACATCGACGTGCTCCTTTACGTTGGTGGGCAGTGAACCTACCGCACGACTCTGGTAATTCCGAGAGCCGCTACAATGGCCTGCTGGACGGTCGAGAGTCCGTCCCAGCTGATGCCAAATCCGAAGGGGTTCGCCTGGATCCTTTTCTTGACAGTATTCCTTACTGTCACGGGATGCACGGCGGGGTATGGTGGATTAAAAGCCACCAAATCGGGTCCACTAGGTGTGTAAACCCGAGCCCCTGCACTATAGGTGTCCGTCACGGTAGTAGTCTCCATGATGTACCCATAGCGCAGAACCGTTCCGTAACTGACGAGTGATTGCAGGTTCTTAACGAATGAACCTGCGTTCACAACCCAGTCAACGGCCCAGCTCCATGGCGTGAGTTGCCATAATGTCTGAATGTCCGGTTCGGCTCCGAGGAGCTTAGCCGTGAGCCTTATCCTATCTTCCCTGTTACCGGTCTCGTACCAGTCAGGGATGTGGTAGGTAAAGGCCCCGCTGAACCATGTTTCACGTTCAACGACACGACGACGTATGGTCTCATAGCCAGGGAAAGCGTAAGAGACATCCGGGTAAAAGCAATTTCCGCTGGGCACAATCTGCCCGACCGGAGAATAGCTTGTAGCCGGAAGTACAGTCTCTGTCTCGCTTCTTTCCTTGGGGAAATAATACTTCCGACGAACTGTACGACCAGAATCACGAATGAACTGGTCGACAGCACGGTCAACTTTATGTGTCGCTTTAACAAACGACATCATATCGCTGATAGTTGGGTTGACGCCAAAGACGAGGTTAAGAAACTCCCCGGCTCCTGCGCCAAGCGCCTCTAAAGCTCCGAGACGCGACTTCCAAAGGCCAACCCCTGGTATATTGGGGACGTCCTGAAGAAGTTCACCAACTGCGGAAGCAGCATGGATAATCGGATTCCCAGGATTACACGCAGCAATTGCTATTGCACCTTTTGTGTTTAGACTGCTCCTAGAACTGGAGAGGTCTGCCACAACTGGGCGCAAAGGCTCATGTGCGGAAGTCTGGGGTCCGCCGATCTTACGTTCGAACGCATTGGCAACAAAGATGGACCCATTAATGACGTGGGTCCAACCAGTGCGACCGGGTGCGCCCCATTTGACCTTGACTTCTGCATACGGAAATTTCCGCGGCAGAATCTCGGTCTTTATGGAGTAGAACTCCGAACCAGAATCGGCGATGTCACTTCCTTTTGGAAGTGGCCATCGATTACCATCCGACTCAGTAATCTGAGTCCCATTACAAGAGTTAACCCAATCGAGTGCAGTCTCCAATGAGGCGACTGCATCTCGAAACCAACGCTTGTCATGAAATGACAAGGTTGGGCCTGGCAACAAACGCTGCCGGGTAGATCCTCTTGTAATGAACAAGGAAGGCTCCTTCGAATGATGAAAATATAGATAGAATCTATATTTTCGGTGTGTATGGTGGTGCACTGCGCACCCCCTGCTCCTCAGCAGGG